ATGAGAAAAATTGGTCCGTTAAGTTTCAAAGCACCAGGGCACCCTAATGGTGGAACGTTTCGCATTGTTATGGGCATTGACCCTGCTATGGCTGGTGCAACCGCAGCGGTCATTGTGGCAGCAGATGTTGAAACCAATGAGCGTTACATTCTTGATGCTGTAAATATGACTGAACCCACTCCAGCCAAAATCAGGGAACTGATTGAGGAATGGACTTTAAAATATCAACCCAATGTGGTTGTAGCGGAGAAAAATGCCTTCCAACTCTTCCTCACGAAAGATGAAGCGATACGAGACTTTCTATCTTCAAGGGGAATCCAATTTCGTGAGCATTTCACTGGCAATAACAAATGGGACGTTGACTTCGGTGTTGCATCTATGGCTCCACTCTTTGGGATTGTACGAGAAGGAAAGTTCGAAAAAAACTCAAATTTGATTCACCTTCCCTCCACTGAACGCAGTGAAGGTATGAAGGCTCTTATTAACCAGTTAATTATTTGGAAACCTGATATGAAAAAGAAACAGGCTTCAGATATGGTTATGGCTTTATGGTTCACAGAGTTAGTTATCCGTGAATGGTTAGAAAGAAAAAATTATACCCAACGCTACACAACAAGTCGTTGGCATTCAATGAAACAATTAAACACAAGGCAAGTTGTTGATTTAGATGAAGCATACGCTGAACAACAATCCGAGATGTTCTACAACTAAGGAATTTAGTGGCTCTTAATATTACACAAATAGCGGTTAAAGTTGAAGCATTAAAACGCCGAAACCAAAGCCGTGATGCCAGAATGGCAGACATTCTTGAAGTACGCAGGGGCAACCTTGTAAACGTGTTTCCAGAAATGTTCCCCGAAGGTGCAACCAAGGCTATGATTGCAAACTTCGTTGACGTAGCAGCAAGAGACGTTTCCGAAGTACTAGCACCACTACCTTCTTTTAACTGCACAACAACAGATACTTCATCTGACCGTGCAAAAAAATCTGCTGACATCAGAGGTCTTGTTGTTAACAACTATGTTCAACATTCACGTCTACAAACCCAAATGTATCAAGGTGCTGACTGGTACGGTACCTATGGTTTCCTACCTATTATTATTGAAGCCGATTGGGAAAACAATCTTCCACGTATCCGTGTAGAAAACCCACTTGGTGCATACCCAGAGTTTGACCGTTATGGTCGTGTGGTTTCTTACACTAAACGTTATATTAAAACAATTGCTGAACTAATAACAGAGTTCCCAGAATTTGAAAGACAAATCCTTAACGGATACCCAATGGATGAAGTTGACCTTTATTCAGAATTAGAAATGATTCGTTATGAAGACAAAAATGTTATTGTTTTATATTTACCTCACAGAGGTAATCTAGTTCTTACCAGCGCTGAAAACCCAATGGGTGAAGTGATGGTACGTGTTGCTCAAAGACCTGGAGTTGATGAAGAACCACGCGGTCAATTTGATGACGTGCTATGGGTTCAAATCGCTCGTGCAAGATTTGCACAGTTAGCAATGGACGCTGCCGAAAAATCAATCAACGCTCCACTTGCTGTACCAAATGATGTACAAGAATTTGCTTTTGGTCCTGATGCAATATTAAGAACTGCTCAACCGCAGAACATTCGCCGTGTAGGCTTAGAGGTTCCACCTGCTGCGTTTCAAGAAGCAGAAATCTTACAACGTGAAATGCGTATCGGTGCACGTTACCCTGAAGGACGTTCTGGTGTTATTAATGCCAGCGTTGTAACAGGGCAAGGTGTGCAAGCCTTACTGGGCGCATTTGACACCCAGGTTAAAACTGGTCAACAAATTTTGTCAGACGTTTTTGAAGACGTTATTAAATTATGTCTCAAAATGGATGAAAAAATGTTTCCTTCAGAAAAAAGTGTTGTTGCCACATCTGGTGGTGCACGCTACGAATTAACATATTCACCACGTAAAGATATTCGCGGTGACTATTCTGTTCAAGTACGTTACGGTTTGATGTCAGGACTTGACCCAAGCCGTGCACTAATCTTCTCATTACAAGCACTAGGTGCTGATTTAATATCACGCGATTTTGTTATGCGTGAACTACCTTGGTCAATGAATGTTGGTGGGGAACAACAATCAATTGATATACAAAAAATGCGTGACAACTTAAATGCTTCTATGGCTGCGCTTGCTCAAGCAATTCCACAGTTATCTGCACAGGGACAAGACCCAAGTTCATTAGTTATGAACATTGCTGAAGTAATCAAAGAGCGACAAAAAGGTGTACAAATTGAAGACGCTGTTAAAAAGGTTTTCGCACCAGCACCTGCTCCTGCAGCACCACAAGTTCCCCCTGCTGAGATGACTGCTCCTGGCGAGCAACCTGTCCCTGTTGCACCAGTTGAAGCGCCTCCAGGGGGTCCTTCTGCACCAGCACCACAGGGCACACCTGATATTGGAACGTTACTTTCACAACTAGCAGGTCAATAATGGCTGTAGAAAAAGTTTCTGGTACAGGCAAGTTTGCTAAACGTGTTGATAAAAACATTTCTAAAAGAACAACTCAACCTATTCGTGAGATGAACTCATTAAAATATGGTGAAGGTAAACAATTAATGGACCAACAAAGGGGAGCAAGTTTGAAAGGACAACCAACTACTATCCCTAAAGTAAATGTTAATGCACAATCTGTTGGTGCAGGTAATCTTCCTCTTACTGCTGAAACTGAAAGACCTAACGAAATATCTGAAACAGGTATGCCTTTCGGTGAGGGTCCTGGTCCTGCAGATATTGGTTTAAACCTTGGAACAGGTGATGTTGATTCGCCACAAAAACAAGATTTGCAAAAACTATCTAACTATTTACCAATGATTGAACGTGCAGCAAATTCGGAAGATGCACCAGAATCGTTAAGAACGTTTGTTAAATATCTTAAAGGACAACCTGGACAGATAGCACCCACACAGGAACCAATATCACCTTCACAGGAGATGTAAATGGAAACTCCACGCTGGGCTAATAATTTTGGAAAATATTTAAAAGCACTAGGCAACGACAATGCAGGACTTGGTTGGGGACTTGTGCATATACCTTCATTAAGTGATGAAGACCACGACGAAATCATAAGAATTATAACAACGGAATATAATCAATGAGTTTAATTTCAGATTGGGCAGTCAACACTGCGCGTGGAGTAGGTAATGCTTTTACCACCTATTACAATAAGGTTTCAAAACCTATTGGTCGCGGCATTAGCACAGGTTTACTGTTAACTGATAAAGATAATCCTCTTTATAAAGATGGTTTTCAACTATCTGATGTTGGTGATACTTACAGACAGTACGCTAAAGATATAAGCCCAGGACAGGCTTTCATTTCTGGTTCTTCTGTTGGCGATATTCTTTTTGCCCCAATTAAACTTGCATCAAAAACTTCCCAGTTAGTAACTGGTAAAGATTCTGGTCCTACTATGTTCCAGGGTTCTTTTGATATTTATGATGCTGCACAACGTAAGAAGGCTTTCTCTGATGAAATGTCTGGAAGAATACTTTCAGGTTTAACAGATATTGCTGTAACTTGGTACACTGACCCACTTGCTAAACTTGGTAAAGGTATATCTGTTGCACGTGGTGGCGGCAAAATACTTGGTAAACAATTTGAAGGTGTACTAGACCCTAAACTTGGTTCAAAAACTGATTTTGGTAGTGATGGTTGGGACACATTTTTAAGATACGCTGTACAAGATACCACAGATTTTTCTAGACTTATAACACATCGTATTTCTCAAAAGTCTTCTAACCCAGAACTTCTTGCTTCTGTGTTAAGTGATATCAATGTGTCACAATTTAATAATCCTGCACTTATTGCAAAGTATGGTTCTGCTGAAGAAGCAGCCGTTGAGGTTGCTAGAACAGTTATGAAAGCAGCCACGGGTGATAAGGCAGCAAAAGAGTTAATATGGAAAAGCCCTAACTTTGCTAAGTATGGTGCTCAGTTAGATAGAGCAACAGGTGAGTTAGACCTTTTAAATATTCAAATGAAAGCAGTTACAGAATCAGGTGGAGATGTTAATGCCTGGATATCTAAGAATGCTGATGTTAAACTTAAACTTGAAAAAGAAATTGAATCACTTGCATTAGAAGACCCAAAGATTCGTAATGCAATTAACTTAACTTATAATGAAATACTTGGAACTGGTGCATCAAAGTTCTCTTCAATAGAGAAACGTCGTGCTATCCGTGCGGAGAATCGTAGCAATATACTTGTTCAAGACTTTCCAGCAAAAG